CTGCAGCTAAAGCAGATTCTAAAAAAACTTATGAATCTAACCTTGGAAGTTTCTTTACAGGAACAGGCTATACAGGCAATTTAGCTAAAGGTGGATTGATTAGAAGAAACTACGCTTTCGGAGCCGATCCTGATGAATATCCAGAAGAAGGAGACGATTTAACCATTTTTGAAATAATCAAGGAACAGGGAATTCCTGTTGGGGAACAAGTTAGAGATAAAAAAATCGATGTTGGAGCAAAATCCATTCAATTGGCTAAGGTAACGGATAAACAAAGACAACAAATGGATCATGATTGGCGTTTTTTAGAAGCAGGAGCTTATGATTTAAACGATCTCTGGAAAAATGCAAAAGGCTGGGATGATGAAGGTTCCAAAGGTTTTTGGGGTATGGGAAAAAGAGAAGCTGAACCTATGACAAAAGAAGAATTTAAAGAAGAAATACTCAAGAGAGGATATTTAGATGTACCTGGCTCACATAAATCGATTAAAGATTTTGATAGACTTAAAATAAAAGATGGCGGAAGGATTGGGTATCGATCAGGGACGCCTAATTTTGGAGAAGATAGATATATATCAGAAATGATGGAAGATTATGGAGGAATGTTAGGAGAAGGGAAAAACCTTTTGGATGATATTGAAAAAGATGCTTTATTAAAAAGAGGAGAATTTATGGATCCAAAAGATCTTAAAGCTGCAAAAAAAAGATATGAACGATTAGAAAACAAATTTGAAGATGTTGAAGCAAGATATCAAAAAGAAATTCCTGATGAAAATATAATAAATCTTCCTTATTACCAACAAAAAAGTGAAGAACTAGATAAACGAGAACAAGCTCTCGATAAAAGATTTGAAAAGCTTGGGAGGATGAAATTAGATACAAGTGGAATTGCAAAATCAACAGGGTTTCAAAATTGGTTAAAACTTTATGAAGCGAATGATCCTAGAGCAGATGCTCATCCTTATAGTGACGAATATGAAGATATTCTTTGGCAAAACAGCGGTCAAGGGGATACAAGTTATATGGAGAGAATGATGGATCGTGAGAAAAATATGGCTAAAGGCGGAAGAGTAAAATATGCTCTTGGAACCCCACCAGCTGGTGAAGGAGGTCTTGGAGGACTTCCCGTTGAAGCCGATATGAGATATACTGGAGGTTTTATGCCTTATGGTGAAAAAGAAAAAGCAGACGATGTTCCAGCAAGATTAAGTAAAAATGAATTCGTATTCACAGCCGATGCAGTTAGAGCTGCAGGAGGAGGAAGTATGCAAAAAGGAGCACAACGAATGTACAACACAATGAAAATGTTAGAAGGACAATTAAGATAATGCAAAGAAAAAATTTTCAAACAGGAACATCATCCGTAATACAACGATCCGCACCTTATTTAGAACAAGCTGGGGAAACGTTTTTAAAAGACATCGTTACTCCTTTAACAGGACAACGAGTTAAAACAGAAACGTTTGCACCTAGTGTTGCAGCGTATGATCCCTTTACTCAACAAGCTCAACAAATGGCTGCTTCACAAGCAGGTTTGGGAGCAATTTCTTTTGATCCAACAACAGGAGCACCAACTTCAATTGGAGCAGGAACAGGAGTTTCAGGTTATCAACCTTATCTAGATCAAGCAGGAACGTATGGTACTCAAGCAGGAACCACTTTAGGTGGTGTAGGTGCCGATATTACTTCTGCGAGAGGCGCAATGGGTACAGCAGGAACGACTCTTGCTACAGGATTAGGAACTTTAGGAACAGCAGGCACGGAGCTCGGAGCCGCAGGAACAACTTTAGGAGGAGTTCCTTCTTACTTAACTTCTGCAGCAGGCTACTCAGGACCTTCTGCTTATTCACAATTTATGTCTCCGTACCAATCCGATGTCATTGGTGCAACATTAACAGAATTCGATAAACAAGCCGCAGCAAGACAACAAGCTATTTCCGATAAAGCCGTTCAAGTAGGTGGTTTTGGTGGAGGTAGAGAAGGTGTTCAGCTTGCTGAATACCAAACACAATCTGACCGAGATAGAGCCTTACTTCAGGCACAATTACTCTCTCAAGGCTATACACAAGCTCAAGCACTCGCTAATCAAGCCTACGGCCAACAATTAGGCTTAGGAGCAGCACAGCAAGGGTTAGGTACTGCACAAGCAGGAATTGCTCAACAGAGAGGCTCTTTGGGGCAATTACAAGGTGGTTTAGGTGGAATGCAAGGACAATTAGGTGCTCAATACTTAGGAGCAGCAGAACAACAACAAGGATTAGGAACCGCGCAACAAGGACTAGGTGGATACTATGCTGGATTAGCAGGTCTTCAACCAACTCTTGCAGGCGGAAATATTCAAGGCTTAGGCGCAGCAGGAACACAAGCTTTAGCTTACCAACAAGCAATCAAAGATTCTCAAGCTCAAGCAGCACAAACATATGCTTACGAACCTTACCAAAGAGCAGGATTCCTTGGTTCAGCAATCACAGGTCTGCTTGCAGGTCAACAAGCTCCTTATCAACCAACAACTCCACAAGCACCAGCAAGTCCATTGTCACAAGCGTTATCGACTGGATTAGCAGCTTATGGAATAGGAAGTATGTTCGGGAGATAAATTATGAAATATAATGTATTTAAAAGACCGATGTTTAGAACAGGGGGGTTGTCTCAAGGAACAGGGATCACGTCTGGATTAGACACACCTAGAATAGGTTATGTAAGAGGAGGAAGAATAGCTACCAATGGAAGGTATAATTTTAATATAGCAGGATTAGTTAGTCCAAGTATGGCTACAGAATATGCTATGGGTCAAGGAACCTATACTCCAGGAGGAAGTGGATCAGGATCATGGAGAGCCGCTCTTGAAAAAGCTAGAGCAGCAAGAAAACCAAGTAAATTTTTAGAATGGTTAAAAAAATTTAAACCTAGTCAAGCAAATTTAGCAAGAATAGCTACTACTCCAGGAGTAGGAATAGGAACCACTGCAGCTCTGCCAGTAGGAGCAGCGGGTTTAACACATATGGTACAAAAAAGTTTACCCGAAGAATTAAAAGGAGAAGGAGGTCTTTTTGATACTTCAACTGCAGCTTGGGGTGGTATGGGTGCAGGTGCTGGTCTCGATCCAGAAGTTGATGAAATATTACGAGGTAAAAAAGTTTCGGACTCTAAAACTTCAGATGGAACACCTATAACTACAGCGAAAGGTCCACCAGGCGGAGGAGATCCAGATATGTTTTATAAAAAAGAAGAAGAACTACCTATTGATCTTTTAGAACCAGGAGAAACTCCAAAATCAGCAGAAGATATATTAAGAGAAGCATATGAAGATACTCCTATGACTAAAGGAGAAAAAGCACTAATCCTTGCTGACGTAATTGGAACACCAGGTGGGACAAAAGCAAAAACTAAAAAAGCCATTGATCTATTAAAAGATGAAGCTAAAGCTGAAAGAATAAGAAAAGCTGCAGGAAAACGAGAAGTAGCTAAAATGATCTATGGTCAAAAAGGTAAAGAGAAAATTGCAGGAATGAAACCTAAGACACAAGTAGATTTAGTAGATAGATATGTTTCTTTACGCCAAAAAATAACTAGTGGAAAAGCTAGTGATGCAGAAAAATCTGAATTTGTAGCACTTAAAGAAACAATAGGAAAAGCACAAACGGGACAATTATCAGAAGCTAATAAATTAGAAATAGCTCTCAAAATTTCTAATATAGAACGTAAACTAGAACAGGCTATAAAAGATGAAGAAAAGGAATTAATTGAAAAATACCAAGAACAATTAGATATTTATAAAAAATGGGCTGGCAAAGAAGGAGGTAGAGTAGATAGAGCTTATGGAAATCCTAATCCAACTATACCTTCAAATCAAAATACTAAAGAACCTACTGAACAAGTGACTAAGTTTACATTTGAGGAATTAAGGAACAGACTTCCAAAAGAAATAACGGATGATGTTGTTAAACTTATTTCACAAAGTGAAGAAGCAATGCAGGATTTTGCTTTTATTAGAACTCAAGGAGACGTAGGTAAATTTAATACAAAATATGGTGTTAATCTAGTCTTACCACCACAAGCGTAGGAGGGTTAATGGCACTTACACAACAAGATATAGATACTTTATCTCTACAACAAACTATGTGGGGGGATGAAAATCCTGAAACTTTAGAAGCTCAAGGAAGAGGTTTTTGGGGAACCGTTTGGGAAATACCTAAAGGAGCCGTTAAAGGAGTTAGTCAGGCTGCTAAAGGTTTAGTTCAACTTGGTGCAATGCCAATTGATTATCTTGCAGATACTAATTTACTTACAGCAATTGAAGATATGTGGCCTAAAATTACCACACATACGGCTGTTGGTGATATTACTTCTCTTCTCGCACAATTCGGTTTGCCTGCTGCAGGAGCCATTAAAATAGCTAATGGTTTATTTAAATTAAAAAATGCCTCTGCTTTTACAAAAATATCTAGTCTTCCAACAATTGGAGCTAAAACTGGAGAATTAGCAAAACGTGCTGCTTTCTATGGACCCGTTGGAGGAATTGCTGATATTGCGGCTTCAACACCAGGGGATATTCAAACACTCGGTGAAACTTTAGGAATCTGGGAAGGTGATAAATCTAAAGGACTTCAGGGAAGTGCTAAAGCTTCTGAAATGTTTAAAGAGAAATTAAAATTTGGAGCTGAAGGAGCCATTTTAGGAGCAGCTACTCCTTTGCTTCCTGTTGCTGGAACATTAGGATGGAAATATGGCTTAAAACCAGCAGGGAGAGCAGTTGGATTTGTTGGAGGAAATGCTTTAAGAGCTACCAACAAATTAATTGTTAATCCCTTAACAAAAATAATAGGTAGTGAATTAACTGCAAAAGGATTAAGAGCGACAAAATCAACTGTTGGAAAGCAGGTTGATAAATTAAATTTATCAAGTACAGATTCGTGGAAATATTATTCTACTAATACAGGACCTTGGAAAGAAAAAATGTTAAAAAGAGTAGATCAATTTAAAGATTTCTTTACCTCCGCAGGACCTCTTCGTCCAGAATTAAAAGAAATGCAAAGAACAGCTCAAGGAATGATTGAAACGGATAAAAAACTTCTTGGAAAATTACTTCAAGATATTGACGGAAAATTAAAAGATGTCGCTAACGATTTTAAGGTTCGTATTTTTGATAAAGATATGGGATCAGAAACTCTTTTAGCAAAATACAAGGATGATCTATTTGATTACTTAAGTAGTCCAAGTAAAGAGGCTAAACAATATTTAAATAAACTACCCAAAGAAATAAAAGAATCTGCCTCAAGACTAAAAGCATTAAAGATTAAATTAAATAAACAGTTTGGATATTTGTTAAAAGATTCAAGTGATAAAACTTTAAGAGAATTATCAACAACCTTAATAAAAGAGGCTGATTCTTATTTAAAGCCCGTCTTTTCTTCTTTTAAAAACCAAAGATATAAATTTGATCCAGAAAAAGTTTCAGGGCTAAAGAATTATTATAAGGATAATATTATTATGAAAAATAAAGATCTTAAAAATATTGTTGATGAAGTATCAGGTTTTGCAAAAAGAGGATCCGAAGCATGGAATAAAACTGCAGATACTTTTGCGTCTAATCAACTTGAATCTTTAAAAAAACAACTTATTGAAAGTAATCGTTCACCCCAAATGGTTATGAATCATATAATGAAGTCTTTTAAACTTCCTGCAATTCGAACAGGAAAAGATTTACCTACTGAACTTAGAAAAATTTTTATGGAAAAAGGAAGTTTATTGGAACCAAAAAGAGATTATCGAGAAGCTGTTGTAGACACAGTTTTACAGGCAACTAATCAAGTTCATATGAAAAAATTCTTTGATGCGACCGCTAAAGAAGGTGTTGCAAGGGGATGGCTATTTAAATCTATAGAAGATGCTCGCGCTAGAGGAATATTATCAACAGATTTACAACCTGTTATTAAAGATATGAACCCTGCTAGTAGAGCTTATACAATGGTGGATAGTGAACTTTTTGACGGAATTTATACAACTCCTGAAATCGCAAATGCTATTAGAGGTGCAGAAGAATATACGACTAAACTTTATAATGCCTTACCTGGTTATAAATCTTTGATGACGGTAAAAAGTACAGCACAAATTGGAAAAACTGTATTCTCTCCTATGACCCAAGTTAGAAATGTAAGTACGGCTTCTTTCTTTGCTTTGGCAAGTGGATTGATAGGAGGAAGAGTTGGTCTAAGGGATGCTTGGAAAATACTAGCAGATGATTTGGTTCCTGGTGCAACAGTTTCTGTAAAAAAAGTTATGGAACAAATTGATGACATGATTACAAGAGGAGTTGTTGATCAAAACATAGAGGTTCAAGAAATTAAAAATATTTTACAAAAAGCAAAAGATGGAAAAGTTTCAATAAACACTTTTATGGAAAACCCTACAGTCAAAAAAATGTTTGATTTTTATCAAGGGGGTGACAATCTTTGGAAAATTTATGCGGATAAGTTTTACATAGATGCATTGGATGGTGCCAAAGGCGGAGGTGCTTTAAAAAAAATAGGAGTTGATGGATTAGATGATATTAAGGATTGGTATAAAACAATTGCCAAAGAAGATTTTATTGAGACTAGTTTAAAAACAGGACAGAAAAAAACTTATGACGAAGCTATAAAAGATGTTTCTGCATGGTTGACAACAAATACAATACCTACTTACAGTAAAGTTCCAAGAATTATAAGAGAAATCAGAAACTTGCCTTTAGGTAATTTCATAGCTTTCCCAGCAGAAATTTTAAGAACAAGTTCTAATTTATTAGCTATTGGAGCTAGAGAATTAACAAGTAGTAACGCATTAATAAGACAAATGGGAGCTAGAAGATTGCTAGGGAGTTCCGCAGTATTTGGAGGAGTTGGATACACAATTAAAAAAACAGCAGGGATGTTATCAGGAGTTAAGGAAGAAGACATAGAAGCATATCAAAGATCTTTTGCACCTGATTATCAGAAAAATTCTGATTTAGTACCGATCAAACAATTAGGAAATGGAAAATTTAAATTTTTTGATTTTTCTTATAGTAATCCTTATAATTCTTTAGTTAGACCTGTATCAGCAATTATGGGTGCCTTTGGAGATGGTAAATTAACTAATGCAAGTGCTGATACAATTGTAATGAATTCTTTATTCGGTGATCCTATTACTGGAAGACCCGGAGCATTAACAGAATTCTTTGCTCCTTTTGTAGAAGAATCTATTGGTTCAGAAAGAATATTTGATGTTGTTCAAAGAGGTGGAGAAACGAGATCAGGAAGAAAAATTTTTTATCCAACCGATTCCATAATCGAAAAAATAGGTGCGGGTCTTGGACATATTATTGGAGGACTTGAGCCAGGTGCTTTTAGATCTACTAGAAGAATTTGGGATGGAGCAACACAAAGATTTTCAGATCAAGGAACAGCTTTTAACACCAAAAATGAAATAACAGCTTTAATGTCTGGAATTCGTGTGGAAGAAACTAAACCATTAGCGAGTATGCCTTTTATTATATCTTCTTATAATAAAGATAAAAGTAATATTCAAAGTAAATTTTCAAGAGAGGCTTATTCAGGAAGAACCTCTCCAGAACAAAAACTTGCTGCATACCGAGAATATCTTATTGATAATTATGTATCACAGAGTAATTTTAATCAAACATTAAAAGATGCAGAAGCAATGGGAGTTGATTACATTGAACTACAAGATATTTTACAAGGTCGTTTTACAAAAGATGATATATCAAGATTTGATATGGGAGAATTTAAATCTCCAAGATATAGTAAAGAAAGATTTAAATCTTTAATAGATCGTCTCTATGTAGAAAATCCATCTCAAGCGATAAGATTAGAAAATGAAATGGATGAAGCTATGTTAGAAATGGATTTTTTAAAAGAGGATATGGATTCAATAGAATTAGGAAAATCAGTGGATGAATTAAGAAATTTAATTGATAGATTATTAACTCCATTTGTAAGAAGGGAAAGAAGAATGGCAGTTGGTGGAATAGCAACTTTACCCCAACAACAAGCACCTAATGTCCAACAACAAGCACCTAATGCAATGCAAACCTTTGGACAAAGGTTCAATTTAGGTGTAAGTAAGACAGGTGAACCTATTCTTCCGACAGGTTTAACAAGAACAGAAACAGCCTTGTTAAGACCGTCAGAACAGGCAATGAGATTAAGAGAACGAGGACTAGCATAATGGTACCCAAGACAACAAGAGAACATATTATCAGTTTGCAAGGACATGTTACAGGTTTGAAGAGAGATATATCTAATATTAAAACAAACCATTTAAAACACATGCATGAAGATATTGACAAATTGGGTGGCAAGATAGACAAAATCTATTGGGTTCTTTTGGCTACGGTGGGGGCTGTGGTCTTACAATTAATGGAGTATTTATTTTGACACTCAAAATTTCAGAACACGCAGCTGTGCAGATGCCCATGAAAACGGTTGCCTCTTTGATTACCCTCGTCGCACTCGGGACTTGGGCTTACTTCGGTATTATTGAGACTCAAAATCGTGTTACAACTCAATTAGAAATTATGGGAAAAGATTTAGAGATGAATACAGAATTCCGGATCAAGTGGCCTCGGGGCCAAATGGGATCGCTTCCGGCGGACCAAGAACAATTCATGATGATCGAGGATCTTTACAAGTCCGTGGATCGTTTGAACAAAGCTATTGAAGATGGAATGCATAATAAAGTGAATATAGAATTTTTACAAAAACAAGTGGAGAAACTATTAGAAGATGTTGAAAAACTAAAAGATGCTAATAGAGAGATTCACTATAAGAATGGAGCACAATAATTGGAAACTGTAGTCGCATTATTAATGTTTGTAAATTTTGAGATCAAGGAGCATAGAATCCAAGAGTCGATGGGAATGTGCCTTCGGGGAAAGCGTGAGGCGGAACGTACCTATAGCGAGACCGTCAGCTACAAATGTGTTAAGACTCAGGCTGAATTAGAAGACAATATTGACGGCACTAGATCAATTAAAAAAATTATCCTTAACTAATGGCTAAAGCAGAATACCAAGAAATTATCAATGAGTATAAAGAGCAAGTCAGAGTACTCAAGGAGCAGGTTAGTGAACTAACTGAAGCCTGCAAATTAAAAGACGCTGCTCTAAAAAGAGCTTTACAGAAATTAGAATACACAACAGACGACTTGGATAAAATGCAAGAGAAGGAGAAGAAAGATGATACAAAAACTAATTAGATTTTATCGCAATATAAAACATAGATATTTAGTTAAAATTCCTAATGATTATCAGGGATTAATTTTATTATTAATTCTTGTTGTAATTCTCTTAAAATAACATATATTAGTCATGGGTGCTTTGGAAAGGCCCACTTTATTAACTGTCTAACAAAGGAGGTTATATACCATGACAAATAGAGCATTATCCATATTTAATCAGTTAAGACCCGTATCGGTAGGTTTCGATAGCATCTTCGATCATTTCGAAAGAATGTTTGATAACGAAAACCCACCACAGTTTAACTATCCACCTTATAATATTGTTAAGACTGGAACGTACACATACGACATCGAAGTGGCGTTAGCAGGTTACAATAAAAAGGAGATAGCTATAAATATTGTAGACGGTGTATTAACTATCAGGTCATCTAGAAAACAAGAAACTAGCGATAAAGATAAAAAAGATGGAGTAATCCATAAAGGAATCGCTAAAAGACTTTTCTCAAGATCTTTTACAATCGCCAACGATGTTGAAGTCGAAGGTGCAGAACTGAAAGACGGTTTGTTAAAAGTATCGTTACTTAAGATTGTTCCTGAAGGCAAAAAAGCCAAAGAAATAAAAATCAAGTAATAAGAAGGGGGCGAAAGCCCCCTTTTTTATTTAATGTAATATTTACCTTTAATGATAAAAGGTTTGGTTTTATAGGTTCTATCAATCTCAAGCACTCTAAGATTTAAATAGTTTTTGATAATTCGGCAAATGACCCCTGAATTAACTTGAGGAAACTTTTCCCTAAGAGCCTTAATCAAATTACGCTTTTTATATTGAGTCTTTTCAATTAATTCAAAAATATAACTTCTAATTTCGTGTTTTATATCATTCGCATTATTGCCAAAATGCTTTTGGTATAAATGATAAACAGATTCTGATTTTTCATCAACGAAGTCTGTTTTAGATTCGTTAAGATAACTGCAGCATACATAGGCTCCAACTTTATCTAACCATACATCACCTTGTTCATTTGTTTTCATTTTTATTCTCCTTTATTTATAGAATGATACTAAAACTTTGTGGCATAATTATGACCTAAATCCAGTCTTTTAATTCTTCACCCATAATCTTGGATGCAATATTTACTTTTTTACGAAGAGCTTTAACGATTCGTTCATCAACCGTATTCTCTGCAAGGATATCAATATAGGTCATAGGTTTCTTTTGACCAATACGATCAATTCGTGCTTCCGATTGTTGACGTTTCTCTAAATCATAACCATTAGAATAATAAATCATGGTCGATGCAGCGGTTAAAGTAATTCCATAACCTCCTGTTTGAGGAGTTCCAACAAGAAATCTAACTTTACCATCTTCTTGAAATTTTTTTCTATTAATATCTCGGTCTTCTGATGGAGTTAGACCATAATAAGTTACAACGGATCCTTTACCATAATCTTCATTCTTCTCTATAGCTTTAACGATGGTTTGAACATCATGTTGATAATGCGCCCAAATTACAGCCTTACCTTCAATTTCATCTAAAACATCCATTAATTCTGATAAACGATTATTTTTAATATCTTGTATGGATTTATCATCCGCAGTAAAATGACCACAGGTAATTTGATGTAATCGCATTAATTGAGTTAAAGCAGTAGCGGTGGTTATAATTTTTCCATTCATTTCTGCAAGAGCCATCTGTTTCATTTGATTATAAATCTTTTGTTGTTCTGCAGATAATTGAACGATTCGTTTCATAAAGGTTTTTGGGGGAAGATCCAAACAATCATCCTTTAAAACACGATCAGAAAAAGGCTTAAGTTTCTCGGACAATTCCGGTAGATTTCTATAACCTACCACAAGCTGCACAGATTTACCCCCAAAGTTAGCCGATCTCATAATAGCATATCGTGAACGGAACGAGTAAAATGAATCATGGCCTAGGAGCCACGGATCAAGGAACTCACACTGTTTGTATAAATCTAAAGGAGATTTAGTCACAGGAGATCCAGTTAGTATTCTTCGATATTTAGAATATTTGGATAAACCAATAATATTTTTTGTTCGTTTAGCAGAAGGGGTTTTAATTGTGGTACTTTCATCAATAGCCATTAAAGTTTCGTGTGAATTCAAAAATTTAAAAGCAAAATCAACACCTTTTTTAGTTGAGAAAGCTTCTACATTCATAATGAGAATGTGAAGATCATTTCCTGTTTCAAATAAAGTATCAAGTTTTGTTTGTTGTGTTTGATTTATGTTAGCCTGCCATAAAATAGTCTTATTCTTGACATGATCTACAAGGTGTGTTGGAATTTCTTGAGTATACCAATTTTTATACACTCCTTTAGGGGCAATAATTAAAGCCCCATTTATCTTACCTTTATCATAAAGCATAGACATATTATCTATAAGCACTTTTGATTTCCCTGTACCCATTTCCATAAAATAGGCGAAAACTTCTTTATCCCACGACTTTTCCAAAGCAACAAGCTGATGCTTATAGGGAGATGTCTTAAATTTATAATTCATAATTCTTTCTAATTGACAAATCTTACTAAATAATATATTCAAAGTCAAATAGAAAGCTATGACAACTTTAGAAAATAAAGCAATAAAACAGGATCTTGAAAAAACAGTATATGTTATTCAAGAAATTCCAGGTACTAAAGAGGGTCGCCCTAAAATTAACATTATGGGAGCTCAAAAATTTGGGAGGATTAAAGTTCTATTAAGAGAAGATTCCCAAATGATTTTTAGTCCTGGTCCAATTATTTTCGAACTTCGAAAATTATTGAAGAATTATACTTCTGAAGATTATTTACTACTTACAGGTGATCCAGCAATTATTGGAGTAGCATGTTCTGTAGTATCTGATATAACCCACGGAAAATATAATTTATTAAAATGGGATCGACAAGAAAGACTATATTATCCAATAGAAATTAATTTATATGAGAAAGGAAAAATAAATGAATAAATTAAATGAAATGTTTGAAAAAGATCAAACTCAATCCATTGATAAAACTAAAGATGTGAAAAACCTTTCAGATCAAGTTTTAAAATTACAAGGATTAGAAAAAGAAATTAAAGAAGATGAAGAAGCACTTAAGAATAAAAAGAAAAGTGCTGCTATGTTGTCAGAGGAAATTATTCCTACGATGATGACAGAAATGTCTTTATCTTCACTAAAATTAGCAGACGGATCTTCTGTTGAAGTTAAACCCGTCTACGGTGCTTCAATTCCTGTTTCAAGGAAAGAAGAAGCATTTAAATGGCTTCGAGACAACGGCCTAGGTGATCTTATTAAAAATGAGGTTACTGTTTCTTTTGGTCGTAACGAAGACAACAAGGCAGTACAATATGCTGTCCTTGCACAGGGTCAAGGGTTTCAACCTGTCCAGAAATTGAAGGTTGAACCTATGACTCTTAAAGCATTGGTCAGAGAGCGTATCGAATCTGGACGAGAGATACCTTCTGACCTATTTAACGTGTACGCAGGAAACCGTACCTCAATAAAAAGGAAATAAGAAACATGAAACAAGAAATAGAAACCAAGAAGAGTAATCTTCCTCAGATGAGTGTATTTGAGGATGATGCAGGGAAAGGATTGGGTAAACTAACTCAAGAAGATTTAGCTTTACCTTTTCTTAAAATCTTAGGACAATTATCTCCTGAGGTTAACAAAAGAGACGGGAAGTATGTTCAAGGTGCAGAACCTGGAATGATATACAATACTGTTTCTGGAGAACTCCATAATGGAGAGAAAGGTATTCAAGTTTTACCATGCTTCTACAAATTAGAATATGTAGAGTGGCAAAACATTGGAGAAGGCTCTGGTGCTCCAGTGAATATCTATCCATCATCAAGTGATATCCTTAGTAAAACAACTAGAGGAGCTGATTTTAAAGATAGATTACCAAACGGTAATTATATTGAAAAAACAGCAAGTCACTTTGTGATCGTATTGGGAGATTCGCCTACAACGGCGTTGATCAATATGAAATCAACTCAACTTAAAACAAGTCGAAAATGGAATTCGATGATGGCAGGAGTTAAACTTAAAGGCAAGAATGGTCTTTTTACTCCGTCATCTTTTAGCCATGTTTATCGTTTAAGAACTGTTCAACAGTCAAATGATAAAGGAACATGGTTCGGTTGGGAAGTTAGCAAAGTTAGTCAAGTGGAAGATACTCCACTTTACGAACAAGCAAGAACTTTTGCTGAAAGTATCAGCAAGGGGGCTATTGTAGCTAAACATAATTCAGAAAATAAAACTTCTGAATCAACCCACTTCTAAAATTCTTTTACGGACGTAAAGATACTAGGCGGTAGCGGGAGACTTAAACCGCCTAGGTTTAAGAAAATGAAAAATGATAGAAGATTTTATAAAAATATTTAGTGGATTTGATTTGGACTTCGGCAAAGCCGATATGTCCAACATCGAGGTCGACACAGAAAGAAATAAAGTTAAACCTAGATACGAATGGGCGGGAAGAAACATCAATACTCAAGACTACCAATTACATTTAAACGGCAAAATATCCATCGGCATACAACCTTGTAGAATAGACCGAAAAGCATCCTTTGGTTGTATAGACATTGATCCAAAAAATTATAGTGAATTTAAAATTGAAACTTATTTAGCTTACTTTCAACAATATGGACTTCCTCTAATTCCTTGTTTATCTAAAAGTGGAGGTTTGCATTGTTATATTTTTTTAAAAGAACCTGTTCCAGCTTCTGATTTAAGAGAAGCTCTACAATCTTTCTTATTACCTTTAAAATTAGATCCAAAAACTGAAGTCTTTCCAAAACAATCTAAACTTGAAAAAATTGGAGATCAATATTCTCCAGGTAATTTTATTAATCTTCCTTATTTTAATTGTAAAAAAACTAGTCGTTATGCTGTTGATAAAAATAATCATAAATTAAGTTTAGAACAATTTATTGAATTAGTTAAAAATTCTAGAATAGATGGCAAAGCTTTAGATAGCTTAGTTGAAGAATCAAGAAGAAAAATACTATTAGGAGCAGATCCAGAATTTAATGATGGACCTCCTTGTTTAGGTTGTTTATCAAAATCAAAATTAGATGATGGTAGAGATCGATTTTTATATAACTATATGGTCTTTGCTAAAAAGAAATATAAAGAAGAATGGGAAGATAAGGTTATGGAAGCAAATACTAAATATTTTGAACAACCTTTTAGCAACGAAAAATTACAAAAAAAATTAAAAGCTTGGAGAAAAGAAACAGCGAGTCACACTTGTCATGAAGATCCAATAGCCCCTGTTTGTCAAAGAACATTATGCGCTAGTAGAACATTTGGTATTAGATCCGATTCAAATGTTGCATTCCCAATGATAAGTGACTTTGAAATTATTTTAGGAAATCCACGTAGGTATCATTTTAATATTGAAGCACAGGACGGAAAATTAAAACCCGCTGTGGTTAGAGATAAAAATATATTCTGTAAACAGGAACAGTTCGCAGCGTTATGTTGGGAAGTTGCTGGTTTTTATCCTGAACGTCTTAAATTTAATGACTTTATTGCTAAAATAAATGGAATGAGAGCTTCTGCAACAGAAGTCAAACCTGCAGCAGGAACGTCTGATGTCGATAAATTATATAATCATTTATATGAATTCTGTGTCAATAGTTCTCAAGCAAAGCAAAAAATACAAATTAGAAGTGGATCTTGCTATACAAATAAAGGATTTCATTTTTTTAAATTTCAATCTTTCTATGATTCATTAGGTAATCGTTGGAAATTTTCTGAAGAAGAAACTGCCTATATGATGAAAAAAGAATTTGGAGCAATATTTAATTACTCTATAAATATTGATGGTAAAACAGAAAAAGTTATTAAAATAAAACAGCTACATATAGATCAAATAGAATATAAGCCTATTAAACGTGAGGGAGATAACTTTTAATGAATTATAAAGTTATCGGTCCACCAGGAACAGGTAAGACACACACCCTTTTAGAAAAGGTAAAAGAATATATTAATAAAGGAACCCCTTTAACTCGTATTGGTTATTTTGCATTTACTCGTAAAGCAGCTTACGAAGCAAGAGATAGATTTTTAAAAGAATTTCCTAATCTTGTTAAAAAAGATTTAAAATATTTTCAAACACTTCATTCTTTTTGTTTTAATTATTTAGGATTAAAAGAAGAAGATGTTATTCAGGAAGATCACTACCGGTCTATAGGAGAAACTATTGGAGTAAGAATTAATTATGCAAACTATGAAAAGAACGAATATAATGGAATATTTACTTCTAATAGTGAATATTTAAACATTATTAATTTAGCTAGTGTAAGAAAAATTAGTGCTTTAGATCAATTAGATCGTAATGAACATTTAGGAAAAATAGAAAGATATAAATTAGATATTATTTCTAAAGAAATTGATTCTTATAAAAAAACTTACCACCTCATTGACTTTACCGATATGATAAAAAAATTTATTGGCTGTGGTCATTGTCCAGAATTTGATGTCATTTTTATTGATGAGGCACAAGATTTATCCCTTATTCAATGGGATATGGTTAAAAAATTACAAGAATATTCTGAAGATGTTTATATCGCAGGGGATGACGACCAAGCTATTTTTGGTTGGGCGGGTGCTGATGTAGAATCTTTTATTAATTTTGACGCAAAAGAAATACCTTTAACCCAATCCAATAGGATACCCACAGAGGTACAAGAAATAGCTCTTAAAATAATATTAAAAGTAGATAATCGTATTGATAAAACCTATAAACCCAGAGATGAACTAGGTTCAATTAATTTATCTTTTTCTATTAATCAATTAGACATGTCCAAAGGAACATGGTTGATCTTGGCTAGGACTAACGAACTTATCCGAGGGCTTATTCCTATCCTCAAGAAAAAAGGTATTTACTTTGAAAGTAAAAATGGTAGAAGCATTAGCGAAAGTCTATACAAAGACATATTAAGCTGGGAAAAATGGAGAAAAGGAGAAAAATTAAACACTATAGAAATTACTAGAATTTTTGAAAGGATGAACAAAGAATTTAAAGAAACACTGGATAAAGAATTTACTTTAGAAGAAGTTGGAATAAAGGAGAAAGGTCCTTGGTATAATGTTTTCACAGCAGTTTCGCCTCAAATATCGGCTTATATTCGTTCAATGCGAATCAATGGTGAGGACTTAAGATTAGACCCTAGAGTTAGAATATCAACAATTCACGGAGCCAAAGGTGGGGAAGCAGAAAATGTGGTCTTACTACAAGATCAAACAGCGAATACATTAAAATCTTCAAAAAAATCAATTTCCAAACAAGATGAAGAACATCGTGTTTGGTATGTAGGTGTAACAAGAGCAAAACAAAATCTATTTCTAATTAGAGGAAAGGATAGAAGAAAGGAGTATAAAATATGACGTTAATAAAACGACACTGGGGTAAAACACTTGTAGTTATTTGGGCATGCTGCTTTGTTTTTAATCTTTGGTATATTTTATGAGAAAAATAGATAAAAAATTAAAACATCAAAAAAATCAATTATCTTTTCAAACTTCAAAGGTAATGAAGTATTTAAGAACTCCTAAAGATATATGGGATGATTTAATTAAAGAATTTAAGTTTACAGTTGATTGTTGTGCATCCGACCAAAATCATCTGCTACCTAAATACTATACAATTAAAGATGATTGTTTAACAAAGGATTGGTCAGGTGAAATAGCCTACATCCACCCTTTATTTGATGGTAAAATAGGTAAATTTGTAGAAAAAGCATATCACACTAAAAACTTTACAGGTGTTTTTTTATTACCTGCGTCGACCCACACTAAATATTTTCACGATTTTATTTATCATAATCCGAATTGTGAAATCAGATTTTTAAGAAAGCCAGTTAAAGGGTTTAGATTTGGACACGATGATGGCACAGAAGATGACCCTAATAAAATTGCTTATATTAAACCCTTAATGATTGTAATTTTTAGAAACAAATAATGAGTGCTTATAAAAAACAAATTGGAGGATCACACTATCGTAAAATGAAGATTCAGCCTAGTACCTTCATCAATGAGAACAAGTTGCTGTTTGCTGAAGGAAATGCTATAAAATATATTTGTAGGCATAAAGAAAAAAATGGGAAGGAAGATATATTGAAAGCGATTCATTACTGCGAAATGATACTCGAAAGGGATTATAATGTATAAACCTTTACCTGATTCTGTAACTGTAGCTACATCTAAAATCAACGGTCTTGGTCTCTTTGCAAAAGAGAATATTCCACAAGCTACAAATCTAGGAACATCTCATGTTAAAGTAGGAGATAAAATAATTCGTACACCTTTAGGAGGTTTTATTAACCATGCAAATGATCCTAACTGTGTAAAAATAGAACTTCAATCAAATGGAGAACTAAAAGCTAAGAGGTGGAGTCTAATCACAATCAAAGACATTAATAAAGGGGAGGAAATAACGTTGAAATATACGTTTTATAATATATGAAACAAAGCACTAAAGGAACGATCAACGAAAAAAGAGCAATTATTTATTTTTTAAAAAAAGGATGTGTCGTTTGTAAAAATGTAGAACAACATGGTCCTTATGATATTTCTGTAACTCATCCTAAAGGAGATACAGAATTATTAGACGTAAAGACTTATTTAAAAAGAAAAAGAGATGGTTATCCTATTCATCGTAATCTAACTATTCTACAAAAAAAATTAGGAGTTAAACTTTTCTACATTGATGAAGATATGGAAGGCCATTATCATCCTCCTAAAGGCATATCTTTTACAGAACTCAAACAAGAGAAATGGATAGACGGCTATAAAAAATGGAAGGTAGAATATGATAATTCCAAAATTTGAAGCCCAAAAAGAATGGGTTAAGCCCACAGAATTACCTAATTTAAATAACTATCGTGAAATAGCCATTGATTTAGAAACCTGTGACCCTAATTTAAATCATCGTATGGGTTCGGGAGCTGTTATCCAAGAAGGTAAAGTTGTGGGTATTTCAGTTGCTACCAATGACTATTGTAGATACTTCCCTTTCGATCACGAAGGTGGAGGTAATATGGAACCTACTAGAGTTTTACCATGGTTTAGAGATCTATTAAAAAATAATGCCGTTAAAATATTTCATAACGCTATGTATGATGTTTGTTGGATTCGTTCGATGGGTATGGAAATCAATGGATTAATTGTTGATACTATGATTGCCACTTCTCTCGTTGATGAAAATAGAATGCGATATGATTTAAATAGTGTCAGTAAAGAATATTTAGGATACGGAAAAGATGAACTTGCACTTCAGACCGCAGCTAAAGAATGGGGTATTGATCCTAAAGCAGATATGTGGAGATTACCGGCTCTTTATGTAGGTAACTACGCAGAAAAAGATGCTAGAGTTACTTATGATCTTTGGCAAAAACTAAAACAAGAAATTATTAACCAAGACATTGAATCAATTTTCAATTTAGAAACTGATTTATTTCCCTGTTTGGTTGATATGCGTTTTAAGGGAGTTCGTGTACAAGTTGAAAAAGCGAACCAAACGAAGAAACAACTAGCAACAAAAGAGGAACAATTATTGTTTGAAATTAAAAAAGAAACAAATGTAGAACCCCAAATCTGGGCTGCAGCCTCTATTGCTAAAATGTTTGATAAATTAAAACTACCTTATGACCGAACAGAAAAAACAGGAGCACCTTCTTTTACTAAAAACTTTTTACAAAATCATCAACATCCTTTAGTAAAGAAAATTGCTCACGCAAGAGAAATTAATAAAGCCCATACCACATTCATTGACACGATTATAAAACACGAACATCATGGAAGAATACATTCAGAAATTAATCAATTAAGATCCGATAATGGAGGAACCGTGACAGGAAGATTCAGTTACCAAAATCCAAACCTCCAGCAAATTCCTGCAAGAAACAAGGATCTCGGACCATTAATTAGAAGTTTATTTATACCCGAAGAAGGACATACATGGGGCTGCTTTGATTACTCTCAACAAGAACCAAGACTCGTTGTGCATTATGCCTCTCTTCAAAATTTGCCAGGGGTTTATGATGTCATAGAATCTTATAAAGAAGGAGAAGCAGATTTTCATAAAATTGTTGCGGACATGGCTGAAATTCCACGATCTCAAGCCAAAACAATTAATTTAGGATTATTTTATGGAATGGGTAAAGCTAAACTTCAAGCTGAATTAGGAGTGAGTAAAGATAAAGCATCCGAATTATTTTCAACTTATCATAATAAAGTTCCTTTTGTTAAACAACTTATGGAGGCAGTATCACGAAGAGCTCAAAATCGTGGACAAATTAGGACTTTACTTGGACGATTATGCCGGTTTCATTTATGGGAACCTGCAGTATTCGGTATTCATAAGCCGTTGACACATGATGCAGCACTCCAGGAACACGGACCAGGAATAAGAAGAGCTTATACCTATAAAGCATTAAATAAATTAATTCAGGGATCTGCTGCTGATATGACAAAAAAAGCTATGATAGAATTACATAAAGAAAATATTGTACCTCATATTCAAATACATGATGAGTTGGATATTTCTGTAAAAGATGATAAAGAAGCTAAACATATTATAGAAATAATGGAATCAGCAGTTGAATTAGAGATACCAAATAAGGTAGACTACGAGTCTGGTGAAAACTGGGGTGAAATTAAATAGGAGGAAATATGGAAATGATAACAGACGCAGCAAAAGACCTGTGGAAAAATCATAGAAAAGCTGTGATTATCGCAGGTGTTGTTGTTATAATTTTAATAATCGCAGCATTTTAAGGACTTTATGATAGATGGCATACTTAAACGCAAACATTCCTGCAACTTATGCACAGGTCAGGAGAGAATATCTTTATGACCTTAAAGAACATTACGGAGAAGTGGAAGACTGCCTTATCTTTGGCATGGCATCGATTTCAGGACATTCCATACTCTTTCATGCAGTTATGGAAAATGGTGCTGTCTTCTATCGTTTACCGATTAGCGCCTTCATACAAAGAGGCTTTGATGTCAAAAAAGTTCCTCGGATGCGACTTGACGAGTTGGAGCTTTGGAATTGTTTTAGTTATTATCCTGCTGTTACTTCTTACGATATTTTAAGCGGACAATCCGGTAAATACATAGGAAAAGATAAGAAATGGTATTACGGAAATTATCTTTTTACTATTGACTGGGCTCATCCAGAGGGTAATATAGTCGATACGGATCATTCCGAAATTCCGCATGAACATAAGTGCGCACACATACTTGCCTTGGAAAACGGCAACTATGCGGCTCAGCCAAATAATAGATTAATATGGAATATACCATCTTTCACGGTGAAAGATGAAGTTCCAACTGATTGGAAGGTACAGACCAGTGATTGGACTGTTGAAAATAGTCGTAGATGGACAACTGAAGACTCAGACAGGTTCTTCTACGAAATTGAGGAGAACAAGGATGATTAAAAAAATAATAGAGACCATTTGTTGGCCATGGACTAAATTTGTTAAATGGTTAGCTGATGGATTACCTGAAAAAAAAGATGATAAATAGATTCTGCAAAAAATGTAACCACCTATGCCATTGCGTAGAAGCGGATCACGCTGATTGTAAGTGTGATGACTGCGAATGTGGACAAAGAGCAGAAGATAAAACCTTTGAAGGTGGTGTCGTTATTGACAGCACCCAAGACTGTGAGGCATGTGAATAAAATATATTTAGTATTAGCCTTACTATTTGTGTTATTTTTTTCTACAAATACCTACGCGGGTTCTACTCAGACTAACGTCTCGGGTAGTAATACAGCTATAGAGGGGGGGTATACAGGGGGTGCAACTACTTACGAATCAGGTAGTTCAAGTACCTCAACAACAAACAATACATCTAATTCAGATATAAGATCTGCCCCCCCTACTGCAGGAGCCCCTTCTTATAACTCAATGACACAAGATGTATGTGCCGTAGGTGCATCCGCAGGGGTACAAACATTTGGTGTAGGAGTATCAGCAGGAAAACATTTTATTGACAAAAATTGCGAACGACTTAAACTAGCCCGTATCTTAAATGACTTTGGTATGAAAGTTGCAGCAGTAGCAATCTTATGCCAAGATGAAAGAGTATTTGAAAGTATGATACAAGCCGGAACCCCATGTCCAATTGATGGTAAAATTGGAAAACAAGCCCTTAGACTTTGGGAAAAATACGATTTTGAGAGACCTGATTATAAGAAATACGTATCTCGTATGAAAAAAAGAGAAAAGGTAGAACCTGTTGTAAAAGCTGAACCGCTTCCAGCAGATGTTTCTATCGGTAAAAAGGTCCAATGGAAACAACCCAAATAAAAACTAAGATAAAAAACTTACTTATTACTTTTTTCGTATGTTATTTTATAGGCTCATGTGCCATACATAAAGTTAGGGCAGAAGATATAACAACCGGTAATCTTTTACCTAATGGCACAGGATCAGCCTCGAATCTACAATCTGTAGACACTACAGTCCCTAATGTTCAATCTAGTTGTTCTTCTTTTACGTCCGTTAATACAACGTGCACCAATTCAAATTGGAACTATCAGGAAGTAGAAGTAGGAAGTACATCTTCAGGCACAGGAACCTTAAATTATCAAGGCAACTTAGTTGGAGTTCAAACAGGTGACGAAACATCAACTCAGGCAATGCTCGATAATGGAGTTACACTAGATTCGACAACAATTATTCAAAACTGCGAGTGGTCTGGATCTTCTAGCGCGTGTGGACAAGCTCAATCAGGTAGAGATACTTTTAAGACAACCGTTAAAATACTCGATTCCGATGGCAATGTACTATCCCAGGTTGATCAGATTAGAAATACAGATGCAGGATACTATGCCAATGCTCACAAATACACAGATCAAGTTATCTACAATAGTGCGGGATCCAATAAATTTGATTGGACCTGGATGGGAATTGATGGAGACTCTACACCCGTTGATTTAGGTGGCCCAAACTTATTGGGTGCTAAATTAACTATGACCTACGACAACACAGTCCTAGAGGAATCGACATCAACAGCTCTTACCAATTTACAAGAAGAATTAGCAGAATTTGAAGAAGAAATTATTGAATTTACAATGGAAGAAGAAATTGAAGTAACCATGGAAGTTGAAGAAATGGAAGAAATTCAAGAGACTTTTTCCTTTACTCCAATGTTAATGGTATTTGAAGAAGAAGAAATTATGGAAGAAGAAATTATGGAAGAAGAAATTGTTATGGAAGAAGAGTCTATAATAGAGGAAACACCTATAACAGCGTCTTTTTTCTCAGCCGTCGCACAAGAAGAGGAGATTTATGAAGAAACAGAGGAGATCGCAGCATCTTTCTTACCAATGGTTTCTAAAGAAGAGGAAATGGTACAAGAGGAGGAAGAAATCATTGAAGAATCCCCTATTATGGAATCAACCCAAGAAGAAGTTACCGAGGAGGAAGAAACGGTTGCCAAAGGCCCTATAAAAATGGTACAAAACACCCATGAAGAAAAAAAAGAAAAAACCGTTGAAGAAAAAAAAGAAGTTAAAGAAGAAGAAAAAGAA